TCGACCGCTTGGGAAGAACTTTCCCTGAATGAAGGCTACGCCCCGCCAGCAGCTGTTGTCATCCCCACGCTCATCGTTAAGGAGCCCGACCTTCACTATATCGAGCGCCTTCGAAGATCCTACGTCGTTCAACCCACGGTGGATTGAATGGCGGTTGGGAAGATAACCATCCTGACACCCATCAAGTGGGGAGTCATGTGGGGAATCAGACATCCATGGGAGAGCATCGCCACATATGTGCTGCTAAAGAATCCGGCTACTCGGGGCTTGATGATTGACCATCTCTTATTATTGGGCCGAGGCGTTATCGCTGGCACCCGAGGGAGTTGGGCCAGTATAATGACTCGACTTCTTATTCCGGCCTATGCGGCTTCACGGCCTGTAGTGATAAGGGTGGCAACGAGGATCGGAGTCGGAGCCTCAATAGCAGCACCGCCGGTAGCAGTTGCTGTGGGTGTTGGAATCACTGCAGGTGTAATTGCGGGCGTGCACACCTCGGCGCTTCAGAAGGCTGAACTCGTCGGTCCCAAGGCTCAGACAGTCGATATCCCCTTTTGGTATGGATTAGGAAAAGTCCAAATTAATCCATACATGATTGGTTGGGGCACGGTAGTCTAGGACTTTCATGTGTACTCGTCCAGGGATTGCTGTCCTTCTTCAAACTTCAAATGGAATGACTTGAAATCCTCCCAACATGGGAGACAAACAAACTCATGTCCTGTGGATAGAGCTACAATCACGACAGTGGGATCATCCATCCCCTCGATGACCTCAGTGCACTTCTCACAGATCGTCATTCAATCATCTCGCACGGGTGGCACTTCGAGGTCGAGGGAACGAGCGATGCTTTCTAGCGCGAGTGCAATGCGTTCCATTACTTCAGGGTCATTCATTCAATCAGCCTCCTTCGCTTTCTCATACGCAACTAGTTTGGCTTCCGCTATTTCCCCTCGAACGTCGGTGTCCCAAGCCTGCCACTCTCGAAGGATCCTCTCAAGAGCCAGGGAACGGTTGTTCCCTGTGTTCTTCCCTGCGTAATCGTTCAACATCTCCCATAGGTTAGTGGGTATCCGTGCAGTCAGGTTGCTGAAAGAGCCCTGTAAGGCCATCTCAGCACGGTTCCTACGTCCTCTTGCCATGGTGTGGTGACCCCTCTATCCATTAAAAGTATTACTAAACAGGATGCATAGGGGCCTAGATTAAGTAACCCATGGCTTCCTTACGTTGCTCAGTGCGGCTTGCGTGTAGTCCAAGTTAGCGGGTGCTGGGCGTTGGCACACTGAGGTTAGATAAGAAGATAGGGCGCAGAATGGACGCAAGCGCCCATTTCCGCCCGAATCTATAGATTATATACCGAGGACGAGTACGCGTACTCGATGGCAACGAGTAAGACTGGCTCATTTTGGTTGAGTGAGAATGTGACGCTTACAGCTGCAGGTGCAGTTGGCGGACGTTACCAGGGTACGATTGATTTGGGTGCTTACGTCGATGTTGGCGACCAACAAAGTATAGCAATCGAGCAGGTGGACTGGATCTGGCAAGCCGGAGCGGACTTCGGCAACGAGTTCAATGGTATGGTAGCGAGCAATGGTTCTCTAGGTGCACAACTAACCGACTTGAATCCGGGCACTGCCTTTGTTCGAGGAGATGACAACAGCCTCATTGCCTCCGGTGCTCTTAACATTGATTTTGTCAATAACATCGGGTCTAGGGCCGCAGACTTCTACCCTGATTCATTTGGTAAACTATCTGAATCCAGACTGACGGTGAATGATTCTCTCTATGTTGTAGGCGGAAATGATGCCACTGCTATTGGTGCTGCTGACGTTTACCTAACATGCAGAATCAAGTGCAGAATAGTCAAACTGTCCACTAAGGACTGGATGGCGATTGCGATCCAGAGCACGGCAAGTGACAATTGAGGTGGGCTGATGCCCAACTACTGTCCAAACTGTGGAGAATCCCTAGGCTCTTCGAGCACGAAGAAGGGCGATGTCCGAAAGACAGCCAGGAGAGCGTACGAAAAACCCAAGGCGAAGCGTAAGGCGAGCGCGTACAACAAGCGATATGCGAAGGAATACAGACGCCTGAAGAAGAAGCATCCCCGTACATCCTTCGCCGCCCTGGCGAAGAAGGCACACAAAGCAGCTAGGAGGAAGAAGTGATGGCGAAAGAGAAAGCACCTAAAGAACGTCTACTGCGTATGTTGATTCCCCCACTCAGAATAAATAATGGGACGCTTGACTCAGCGAATTCAGGAAGTGGTTGGGAAACTGTCACGGCTTCAACTACCGGTGACGACGTAGATTGGGCAGTTTGGCGAGGGTACTTCGATCTATCAGGAATCGTAGAACAACAAGAAACACTCTTCACGGTAGGTCCGGTCTTTCAAGAAGCCGATGACATAACTTTTGTGACAACTAAGGTTCAAGGTTCATTCAGAATATGGGATATGATTACACAAGAATACATCACTGATGAAACCTTCAATGGGATTCTTGGTGGTTCAGGTTCATGGATTGCTCCGGGGATGATGGGAGCAGAGGATTTGACGGGTGCGCCGTATGAACTTCAGGACATCCATTATGGGAACTTTAGAAACTTTCAATACGGCCCTGTGAATAGTTTAGGGGTGTCAGGATTCTTCCCCATTCAAACTAGATCGGTTAGCTGGGGTGCGGGTGCTGCAACCGCTGGACAAAAGTTGTATGTAACCAGGGCGGTCCCACTATCGACCGCTTGGGAAGAACTTTCCCTGAATGAAGGCTACGCCCCGCCAGCAGCTGTTGTCATCCCCACGCTCATCGTTAAGGAGCCCGACCTTCACTATATCGAGCGCCTTCGAAGATCCTACGTCGTTCAACCCACGGTGGAT